AAAGCCGGCGACCACCGCACGGCAGCGAAGTCCGCAGGCGACACCGCCACCAAGGAACTCACCGACAAGCTCGCCGTCGCCCTCGGGCTCAAACTTGACGCGGCAGCCGACCCCGCCGCGCTCACCGCGTCCCTCACAGCCTCACAGGCCGCCGCGCTCGCCTCCGCACGCGAGCTCGCCATCTACAAAGCCGCAGGGACCACCGCCGACCCGGCGAAGCTCCTCGACTCGAACACCTTCCTCGCTTCCGTCTCAGGGATTGACCCCACAGACGGTCCGGCCATCCTCGCAGCTATCACGGCAGCGGTGGCGGCCAACCCCAACCTCAAGACGACCCGGGCGGTCGGCGCGAGTGGCATTGAACTCGGTGGAACCGGGGAACAAGGCCAAATCACCGAAGCGCAACTCGCGCAAATGACACCCGAACAGATCTCGGACGCCTTCTCCAAGGGCCTCCTCAAGGGTCTGCTCTAACCCCGAGGACTACTCGACGTAGCGACCGCGCACATCACGTGCCGCACCCCGCTTGTGGTGCTTCATGTGAGTCGAACGGTCGTGAAGTTCAAGGTTCTCTGGGCGATTGTCATCCTTCACCTCGTTCACATGGTGCACCAGTTCCCCAGGCGCTAAAGGCCTGCCGAGCTTGCGTTCCATGACGAGCCGGTGTTGCAGCACATACCCCTTCGCGCTGGCCGCATCGGGGTGGTTGGGCGCGTACTCGTACACGTACCCATCCGAGTGGTAGTAGGTCCCGCCTTTCCAAGAGGCGTGGTCTGATCCGAAATGGCTGACCGATTTGGGCGACTTGAAGCCGCTCGACAATCCGGTGATGCCATGCCGTTTCAAGTGGTAGGTGATCGCGCCGGGGGTTCTCTCCTTGCGCCGCGCCAGTTCAGAGACGGACCCAGCTTCCTCAAGGAGGCGTTGCCATTCAGCGCGTTCAGCGTCGGTCGGCAACGCCTTGGGATGCGAAGCGCGCTTGATGCGCGACTCGATACCAACCCGCTTGAGTTCGCTCGCCACCCAGGAGTGAGAGACCCCCATATCCCGCGCCAGCGCGCGAATCGACGCGGATCCGTCATACCTCAACTGCCATTCAGCTCTATTCATTTATCCAGTTTACCTAATCCTCAGGAGTAAAACTATGAGTGTCCTCAAATTCCGGCCCGAGATTTGGAGCCCGCTGCTCCTCGTCGCCCTGCGCAAGGCGCTCGTCTACAGCGCGTTCATCAACCGCGACTACGAAGGTGAGATCAAGGAAGCCGGCGACACCGTCCGCATCACCTCGGTCGGCCGCCCCACGATCAGCAACTACGTGCCCAACGTCACGAAGATCGTCGCCGAGCAGATCGCCGACTCGCAGCGCACCCTCGTGGTCGACCAGTCCAAGATGTTCGCCGTCGCCATCGACGACGTCGACGCTCGACAGGCCAAGGGCGGAGTTCTGCAGCAGACCATCGACGAGGCCGCATTCGGCTTCGCTGACGTCGTCGACCAGTACATCGCGTCGTTCTACACCTCCATCCAGGCCGCGAACCAGCTCGGTTCGATCACGGTCAGCCAGGCAACCCCGAACGACGCCTACGACAAGGTTCTGGTGCCGCTGCGCACCCGCCTGACGCAGGCCAGCGTCCCCACCCAGGGCCGCACCGTCGCCGTCACCCCGGACCTGTACGGCTGCCTGCTCCGCGACTCCCGATTCGTCAAGGTCAACGAGTCCGGCACCACCGACGGCCTCCGCAACGGCTTGGTCGGTCGCGCCGCAGGCTTCGACATCGTCGAGTCGAACAACGCCCCGAACACCACGGGCAACGAGTTCGCCACGATCGCCGGCAGCAACCGTGCGATCACCTTCGCCGAGCAGATCAACAAGACCGAGGCCTACCGGCCGCAGGACTCGTTCGCTGACGCCGTGAAGGGCCTCATCCTCTTCGGTGGCAAGAACGTTCGCCCCGACTCGCTGGCGAGCGCCCTCGTCACCGTCACCGCCTAAGCCCCCGAAAGAAGGCTGAATCATGGCTCGTGTAGCTCTCGTCCCCTCCCTCCTGGTCGCCAACGCTGGCCTCGCAGATCCCACCGGAACCGCCCTCGTGGCTGGTGCCGGCAACGGTCTGCAGGTCGCCGCAGCGTCCAGCTTCAACCCGATCCTGTTCCTGCGGGTCGCCAACGCGTCCGGCGGCACCGCAGCGGTCAAGGTCCTGGCCGGTTCGCAGCCGTCCGCGATCTCGTCCGGTCAGGGCGACGCCACCGCGTCCGTGCTCACCGGCACGACCCAGTGGTTCGGCCCGTTCGACTCGTCCCGCCTGCAGCAGCCCGACGGGTCGCTCATCATCGAGTCCGACGCAGTCGTGACCGTCACGGCGTTCACGATCGACGGCCGCCGCGTCTGATGGCTGATCACGTGTTCATCCGTGGGGAGGGTGGGTCCGTCTTCAAGATGGATCTGCCCCTCCACGAGACGATCGAGGATCGCCTGCTGAAGGGGTATCTGACTCGTGTGAACGAGGACGAAACCGCTTACGTCGAAGGCCAGGACGAAGTCCCCGGGCTCCCGACGGAACGCCCGGCACTCAACGCAGCCAAGCCCATCTGGGTGGGCTGGGCTGTCGCCAACGGCATGACTCCGGACGACGCTGAGGCGCTCACCAAGGTCGACCTCATCGAGAAGTTCGGCGCAACCGCCGCACCGATCGTGCCGGCGGCTGACGGCGCTCCTGTCGAGGGTGAAACCCCGGCTGAGCCCGACAAGGATGCCCCCGCGGCATAAGTGATCGTGGGGCGCTCGGTTCGCTGAGCGCCCCACTGTCCACCCACCACTTCACCAGCAAGGAGGCCATCGTGGCAGGCATCTTCGGTTCATTCGTCATCCCTTCCACCCTCGCCTCACCCGCAGACCTCACCGCATGGATGGGCGCGACCACCGCCCCCGCCCTCGCGGTCCCCCTGCTGCGCTCAGCGACCACCCTCGTCCTCAACGCCACCTCGGCCTCGTACTACGACGCCGACCCTGCGACAGGGCTCCCGACCGACGCGCAGACGCTCAAGGTCATGAACGACGCCACCTGCATTCAGGCGGCAGCGTGGGACGCGATCAAGTACAACCCCCTCACTGGCGGCGTCATCACCACTGGCGTGAAGACGTCGAAGTCCATCGGCACCGCACACATCACCTACGCGGACGGCGCCATGGCCGCCCAGGCGCGCGCCGACGCCATCCGCGACCTCGTGCCCGACGCCCTGCGCATGCTCGAGCTCAACGGGCTCCTCGGCTCTCACGTGCGGATGTTCGGCTGATGGACGACGACCTCGCCGATTTCTGGGTGCATACCGCCACAGTCGAAACCCTCACCGGTTCCGGCGCGTACGGTGACCAGTTCGCTGAGATGGTGCTGCTCAGCCCTGACAACACCACCCCGAACGGGTGCTTCATCGACGGGAAGCGTTCGCTGGTCCGCAACGCGAACGGGGAGCAGGTTGTCAGCTCGACGACCCTCTACACGCCGATCGCGAACGCTGGCCTGTTCACCCCCGACTCCCGGGTCACCACGGGCGGAGTCGTATCCCGAGTGATCACTGTCAACGCGAACGACTCCGGGTCGCTCGGCCTGCCCGACCACGTCGCCGTGTCCCTGACATGAGCATCGAGTGGGAGTTCGACCTGCACCTCGACCGCGTCGACGAAGCGGTGAAAGCCGCGATCCCCGTCGCCCTCGGCAAGGCCATCGAGCACGTGCGGGGTGAAGCGGTCAAGCAGACCCCCGTCGAGTCCGGCAACCTCGCAGGATCCGCAGGCGTCACCGTCACCGGCAACGAGGCCTCGCTGCTGTACCCGGGGCCATACGCGAGAAATCAACACGAATCTATGGACTTCCACCACAACCACGGCAACGCGAAGTTCTTGGAACTCCCGATGATGCAGGAGGCGCCGCGAGTCATCCAGATCATTACCGACGAATTGGGCAAGGTCATCTAGAATGAGAGAGCCCCCGCACCTGTTGGCACAGGCCGGGGATTGACCAACCTGGATAGAGGCTGATGTGTCGAATTCTACTTGCACCCCCGAGGCTTGCGCTAACCCTGGTCCTCGTGGCGGCCCGTGCAAGACATGCACGAATGCCACCTCGCTGCGCCGCTACTACGCGAACCGTGAGCAGATGCAGGCGTACAACAAGCTGTGGCGCGAGGCGAACCCGCGCACCGACTACATGCGCAAGTGGGAAGCCGAGCACAAGGAAGAGCGCGACGAGTATCGCGAATCGCGGACCGACGTTATCAATGCACAACGGCGAGCGAACCATGCGAAAAACCCCGACGCAATTCGTGAGTACGGCCGTATTTGGCGGCAAGACAACCCGCAGTGGGCGCTTCGCAATCGGGAGAATTCCCGCCGTCGGCAGACCGGAACTACTCACAGCCGAGTGGCGTACAAGGCCGTGCTCGCCCGTGACGGCATGGTTTGCCACATCTGCACGCTCCCCATTGCCTCGATAGCTGACCTGCACTTCGATCACGTGATCCCGCTGTCCAAGGGCGGGCCGCACACGGCGGAGAACATCAAACCCGCGCACGCCCTCTGCAACCTGCGGAAGAGCGACAAGATCACCTAACCGATTGGAGGCTGGCCGTGGACTCCGTCCAGAACGACATCCTCGATGGTGCCGCGTCCCTCATTGCCGCGGCCAGCCTCGCCACGTACTCGAAGACGGGCACGTACACGGACGGGCAGACGGGGATCTTCTTCAAGATCGTCGCCCCCCTTCCGGACCGCATCGTCACCCTCACCGCGTACCTCGTGACGGACGACCCGTCCCTGCCAATGTCGCGCTACGGGCTGCAGGTGCGATGCAGGGGCTTGCAGGACCCCCGCGACGTCGACGAGCTCGGCGACAGCATCGCCACCATCCTCAACGGCCTCACCAACGTCATGTTCGGCGGCGTGCACGTCATCCAGTGCCTCCGCCAGTCGTCGATCACCCTCGGCCAGGACGACAGCAAACGGTGGGATCGTGCTGACGGATATTTCCTCGACGTGGACACCCCGCCGACCCTGCTCCGTCCCGTCGGCGGCACGTACTAACCCCCACCCTCTCATCTCCCCGTGGTCCTTCTTCGGGGTGTCTTGGTAACCCTCAACGCCCCCCAAGGAGGCAATCAGCATGAGTTCCACAGCTCTCGCCC